GTCTTGAGGACTGAATGATTGTTGCCTGCTTGATAGCGATAGGAACCGAAGCCCAGCCCCAAACAGCAGTAATACGGCAAAGAGCTTGCTGGTCAACAACAGGCCAAGTGTAAGTGTTGACAGCCCTAATGCCTGTGTATGGCATGTAAAGTCCGTCAGAGCGACTGTTTAGTGGCTCTAGCTGATAGTCGTTTGCATCCCAGATTGTGTAGGTGTCGCCAATCTCATCAGTAGAGGCTACTTGGCTAACCGAGATAGCGTCATCAATAATTAGATTGATGGCATCGGTGGCAGCGTAGTTTCTGACAGCAGTTCCAGCGTTGTAAAAAGTTCTAGCTGTGTATCCGTCAATCATACGAGAAGCAGACTCAATCGCTGTTTCTAAAAGAGTGTCATCAATGTTGTCAGTTATGCGAAGTGAGGCTTTGACCTCTGAAAGTGTGGCATAGCCATTTGTAATTGCCATAGTATTCTCTATTCTATCGGCTTGTTGGATACGCTCTAAAAGCCGAGTTCTTCTCTTACTTTAGCTATGTGAGCGAATCCTATTTGGTCATTTGAGGCTGGTCTGCCAACGCCACTCATTGTGACCCTGCCATAACCTAAGTCGTGGACAATTCTAACTGTTGAAGCGTGAAAAGGCTTAGCACCTGCGGCAACACACCGAATGTAAAGCTCCCAGTCATCGTAGATAGCGCCCTTGGTGTGTCCACCTGTACGCTCAAATAGCTCTCGCTTGATAGGTGCAGCACCAGGGCAGGTCATCTCGTAGGGTAGCCTCTCAGGTATCCAGCGACCTTCCATGATTGAGCCGTTGTGCTTTATTTGTAGCTTGTCAATGTAGATGTCACAGCCTTCTGCGTCTGCCTGCTCTATCTCGTCAAAAGCGCCAGGTAGGTAGTAATCGTCAACATTACAAACCGAAATCCAGTCGGTAGTCTGTTCTGACTGAATTGCAAGCATAAAGTCAGCAAACTCTCCTTCCATCTCGATTGTGCGTGTGACCGAATTATGGCTTTTAGGTATCAGCGATTGAACATAGTCTTTGTTCTGGCTGTCATGGCAGATAACGATTGCATCAGGTTGCCTGTTTAGGCTCTTGACACCTTCCCACCACTGAGGCATAAACTCGCTATAAGCGGTACCGAAAAGGCTTACGCCAACACCGATAGTTAGTCGAGAACTGTCTGCCAAAACAAATCCTTAGCGTTAGTCACTAGCTCAGAAAGCGTTGCTGGGTCACGCCAGTTAGGAACCGAAGTAATGCCAGCCAGTTCGTTGGTGTGTACCTCGCAGCCTGAAATCACAGCCTCAATAATTGCCCTTGGTTCTGCATCAAAGCCATTAGGTAGCAAAACAAAGTGCTTAGCTCTACTCATTGTTTCTAGCACCTCAGACCTTGGCCTATCGGTCATCATTACTAGCGGTATGCCTCGTTCGTCTGCCCAAGCTTGAGCTTCAACTGGACCCTTCTGTGGGTGCATCCTTGCAGCCCATAGAGCAAAGTTTTCTTTTGGCTTGACGCTCATCTCACTAGGGTCAAGCGATGACAGTATCCAAGCACTTTTACTAGGTGAGGTCCAAGTTAGCTCTAGCTCAAGGTGTCTTGGTGTTTGAGCAATAAAGACCTTGGCTGAATTGATTAGGAAAGCTCTTTCGGCGCTGTGGGTTTGTAGGTGGTGAATTGCAACCACAGGTTTCTTTTTAGCCAACTGATTCATAGCGTAAGGCGATAGTAGGTCTGTGCCAGTAATTATTATGTCGTCATATGACATCGCTTGTTCCCAGTTGCCAGGTGTAATTACATCTATCTTGACTGGCGGGTCTTTTAGGATTGTGTCATCGCTCATCTCAGCACCACCGATTAGCTTGCCGTCAATCGGTAGATGGTGCGAAATCCAAGCAATCACAAAAGCTTCCTAAGAACTGGCATCCAGCTTTCAGTCCAAACTTTCTCGACCTCAAACTGGCTAGCAAAGTCTATGGCTACCTGTGATGGACCACGCTCAGCTTTGTAAGATTCCTCTAGGGCGTTTACAAGGCTAGATACATTGGGTGTCATCCACCAAGCATCCTGACCAGCATCCCAAGTTAGCTGTCCCTCGGTTAGCCAAGAGTCTTCGCTTACTAGGTCAGGTGTTGCTGCCCAGTTAGAGCCAATTACTCTTGTGCCACAGGCTTGAGCCTCGACTGATGGAACCCCAAAGCCCTCACCCAAGCTAGGTGCAAGTAAGACATCCATCCTTGTATAAAGAGCAGCTAGGTCAGACTTAGCTAAACCGAATCGGTAGTCATGTGGGTTTGGAAAGATTACCTGTTCCTTTTTTACGCCTAATGAACCAAGGATGCTTAGTAGATTCCAGCCACCTGATTGACCGAATGAGTCAGTGTGTAGGTAAAGAACTGCGTCAGGCTTGTCTTTAGCAAAGATACTAAAAGCAAGAATTAGCTCACCATAGGCTTTGCGGTGTACTAGACCTGATGCCTTGTTAGCTGCAACAACACCGACAACAAAGGTTTCTGGCGTGATGCCCATGTAGTCATTGATTGGGTGATTGCCTATTTTGTAAGTTGGCTTGTAGGTCTTAGTGTCTATCGCGTGTGGCACATACTCACACTCAATCTCTTTAGCTTTTAGCTGCCTAACGCCGTGAGGCGACATTGCGATTGGAGTGACATTCTCTTTTCGTAGAAACTTCTCTACCCCTGGTGGCAAAGTCACATGGTCTAACGGAGTCCAAGCTGCGATTGGAAAGTCGTCATACTGTTTTGACTTCATCACCCAGACATCGTAAAGGCTGATGAAAAGATTTGGCTTCTTTTGTTCGCCGATAAATAGCTTGTGGTCTAGTGGTCCAGAGTCGTTTGAGTATTGGTCTAAACCTCTTGGGTAATGTGGCACTTTGCCATAAGGCGTTTGAATTGTGCTGGGGATTCCCTCAAGGCCATAGTTAGACAACATGGCAACATCAAGACCCGAACGCTTTAGTCGGTCAACAAGCATTGTTACTTGCTGTCCGTATCCAGTTGGTGCGTTGTAGCTATTGGACCAGACGCTTACAGCTCCAGTCAGTTTCTCTTTATTTGTAGGCATACAAAGATGATAGCAAAAAAAGACAGTGGGCCACAGTCCTACGCTCTGTGACCCACTGCCAGCTTTTTACTGGGGGCTAGATTTAGCTAGCTCCACCCTTGAAGTACCCGATGTGGGTAGCGTGGGTTAGTCCACCATCAAGACGGATTAGACCGCGGTATGTAACAGTGTCGGTGTTGAACGCGAAGTCGGTTGACTGGTCAACACGGATTCCACCTGCAACGCGAACCTTGAAGCTTGGTAGGTGACCGAATAGAACCGACTTGGTTCCAGTTCCTACTGCTGCAACATTTGGGTTCTCGAATACTGGGTAGCCAAGCAATGTTGCTGGCTGACCTGGTACTGCTGAGTTGGTCCAGATGTAGTTTCCTGCGCCATCCTTCAACTTACGAGCTGCTGCGATACCAGTCTTGCTCATCTGGAAACCTAGACCTGGAAGTACACGAGCGCCATCGGCGATTCCGTATACAAGGTCAATTAGGTTCTCGTATGAAGCAGCACCAGAAACGCCAGTTCCACCAGTTACAACCGAACCAGCAGCGTCAGCTAGCTTGGTGGTTAGAACTGAGTTAGCTTTTAGACCCAAAGAGGTTCCAAGCTGCTGTGCGATGTAGCTAGTGATGTCGAATCCAGCGTCTGATACAAGCTCAGATGCAACCTGTACTAGAGCGCCGTACTTCTCAGCACCAAGAGTGATGGATGAGAAAGTTGGGTTGGACTCAGAGATGGTTCCTGCTGCTGCAACAGAACCAGAGGTTGAAGTTGCGGTAACAGTTGGGATTACTAGGTTTTCTCCAGAGGTGGTGTTGAAGATTTCAGAAACAGTTAGCATTGGGCCAACTAGCTGTGCAATCTCGAATACCTGGTCATAGAAGGACTGACCAACAGTGTTAGCTGATGGAACTAGAGTGCGAGCTTCACGAGCAAACTCGTGGCCACGCATTTCACCCATAGCGATTGAGCGAAGGATGTCAGCGTCAGAGTTCTTAGCCTCTGGAACTGATGGAACAAATGAAGCTGCTGCCTCAGATGCGCGAG